TTGCTTGACAGTGAAGCTGAACGGGTTTCAGGAGATAGCGGAGAGTCATCCGGTTGGAATGGAAACGGCGACCTCGACGGATGAGGGTGTTGCGTTAATTAGAGATTTGGGAAGATACATAAGCGAACTTGAACGGAGACTAGAGGAAGGAAACTGATATGCCATTGCCGATTGAAGTAGACAAAGAGGGTAAGCTCAAGGTTAGAGGGGCCGACAACAATACCCCAGCGCAACGGAAAGAACTGGATAGGCTGGCACAGCTTGAGCTACGCAAGGTCGGAACTGATAAGCGGGACGAGTGGTTTGAGGAGATATATAAGGGCGAGAAAGTGGCTGGGCCGGATGCCTTTAAGTCAGCTATGGGACACGATTGGGGGGAAGGGATGGCAGTTGCTGGTTCCGGACGCGAATGGTTAAGCGAGCAAGGCGTAGAGACTATTAAAGTTATTTCCCCGAAAGACTTGAAGGACTTGGAGAAGTTACGGAAAACTCCAGCCCTTAACTGGGATGGGATGTCGGAGAAGTTTAAGCAAGAACTTATTGAAAACTGGGATGAGGAGCTTGAGCGGATTGGCAGTGGCAAGCTCAAAGATAGGAATAGGACTACGATTCTAAAGGACGGGCTGGGAGTTCAGATAGAGCGAGAACCGCAATTCGATGTAAGGGGTTGGAGGTTTGATGCCTCACAGCACTACGGTGGACAGACCACGGAGAACCTACCGTGGGCTTCCAAAGATTGGAGCAAAAAGGAAGGGGAGGATAAGTATCATTGGTCTAAATACTTGACTCCACACATCTCGGAGGACGGGAAAGAACTCCGTCTTATGTGGATTAACCCAAGAATGCCCAAAGGACTGACCGAAGATATGGTTATTGATGACTATTTTGAAGTCGGTAAAGATATGAAGGACGTAATCGGAGAGTCAACCAGACTTGCTGAACAGGGGGACAAGGAGAAAGGCATTAAAGGTAGGTGGGGCTTTGGAGAGGCTTACAGGGAAGACTATGCCAAGGCTCGCAAAGCGGAAGGCAAGGGAGGCACAGTACCGTCAGCGTCAGAAGGCCCGTTGTCTCCAGCGATGAAGGCACAGAAAACAATACGCATAAGAAGTGCCGAGGAGGAGGAACGCAGACTTATGGAAGAGCCACTGAAGAAGGGTAAGAAATGACATTAAGCGAATTAGCAGACCAGATTACGACGAAGTTGAGTGACACTGATGCAGCGTCAGTTGTGACCTGTAAGAAGTTCCTCAACAACCGTTACCGTATGCTTTTCGAGTCATCCCTTTGGACTAACTCTATGGGTACAGTTTCCACCGCCGTGACTGCCAGTGATGAGGTTATCACTCTTTCCGATGACCCAACCGTATTTTACTACCCCACATCATCTACCGTTGCCTCCACCGCTCCGAAGCTGGACTTTGTGGTGGCTATCAGATTTACCGAGACGGGGAAAGACGATGGGCTGGAGGTTGTTGGCGCGAGTTGGATGCAGTTTTTCCAGCTAGACCCCAACCAGTGGAATGACACTTCACAGCGCAGGGCAACCCCCACTAACTTTGTTCCGTTGCCTCCGGACGGGAGCGGCAATTGCCGGATCAAGCCAATCCCCACGCCAAAGAATGCTGGCACTCTCTTTGCGTTAGGCAAATTGAAATTTACAGAGATGGGCGACAGTGACTCACCTGTGATTCTGGGCGCGGATAATGTTCTCCTGGCATATGGTGAGGGCGATATGCTTGAAAGGTCGATGCAATATCAAAAAGCCCAAATGAAATATACGGAGGCAACAACATTGCTCCAGATTTGCCGAGACTTGGATAATGTCCAACAGGATAAAATGAACACAATTGTGCCGATGGTAGCAGACCACTGGTCGAGAACGGATTTCATCTAGATGCCTATTTTGTCAAACGAATCTCTTGATGACCAAATCCTTTTGGATGGGAATGATAGTTTTGTGGGTGGGCAAATCAGTTCAACTCGCGCAAACTTGATCCCCCCCGATGCTTATGTGGAGGGGAAGAATGTGGATTTGGATGAGTTTGGCAACGCGGTCACACGGCGCGGGGCCGATCTCACCGTGGGCTATCTCGTATGGGAAGAGGCAACGGTTGACCCAGATAACTTATGGGAAAATGAGGGTCAGTTATGGAATGGACTGACTGCTCCCATTAGGGGTGTCGCTTATTTTGACACTGGAGCCACAGAAAACCTCGTCTTGGCTGACGGCAGCACAACACTGAAGATTTCAACCGAGTCGGGCGACTTCTCTGTCATTACGGGGAGCGCGATAGCCACTGATGCGACTGTTCAGTTCGCTCAAATGGTGAACAGGATGTATTACGCCGATGGCAACGGGGATTTGCGGTATATCGATGATTCCGGCGCAAACACAGCCATTAGCGGGGGTCGAATTACCTCCATTGAAATTACACAAGATGGGGAGGGTTACACCAGCGTTCCGGCCATCACCTTCTCCAGCGGAGCGGCGGCGGCAACATCCGTCCTTGGTTATGGCGGCAAGGTCGTAAGCGCATCGGTTGACACGGCTGGCAGCGGATACTCCACCACAACGCCACCCACGATCAGCTTTGATGCGGCCCCAACAGGAGGCACAACTGCCGAGGGTGTTGCCAAAGTCAGCCAGACGCCAAGTAAGCCTAATTTACTTGTAACCCACACTAACCGGCTCTTTGCAACGAGCGCGGATGCAAGCGTTCCGGATGACACAATTTATGTGAGCGACATCTTGGATGGTGAATCTTGGGACTTGGCCGGAAACTCAATCCGTGTGGGTGGTGGTGATGGCGATCCCATTGTGGCCTTAATGCCGTGGTTCGATTTCTTCCTTTTGGTATTCAAGGAACGCTCGATTTGGGTGGTGAACGCTAACCCCGCGCAAGATGTTGCCAATTGGGAAATCAAGTTAATCAACAACAGAACAGGTTGTGTCGCGGCACGAACAGTTCAACAGGTGGGGCCGGATGTGTTCTTCCTCTCCAGAGATGGAGTGCGTTCGATTAAGACGATTGAGGCGGGAGCGCAGACTGACGTTTCCCTGCCGTTAAGCACCCCCATCAATGACCTAATTGGCCGAATCAACCAAGCTCAAATCAGCAAGTGTTGCGCTATTTACTGGCGCAATCGCTACCTGTTGGCCGTCCCTCTGGATTCATCGGAGAATCCGGACTATGTATTGTGCTTTCACCTGTTGGCTAAATCGTGGACGGGGTATTGGACAGGATGGCAACCGAGGGATTGGGTGGTTACTGCCTTTGGCGGTAAATTAAGGATGAATTTTGGTGACCAAAGGGGTCAACTTTATACTTGGGATGATTACACTGCGGAGGACTCCACCACGGCACTCACCTACAAGGATGGCACAACCGCTTACGAGAGTTATATCAAGTCCAGAGCATATCGTTTTGGCGAGACTTGGGGCGATAAAATCGGCTACTCGGTTCAGTTCAATTTGGAGAACATACATTCCACTGCAATTTCGTCTAACCTATCATATTACAAGGACTTGAGTGGGTCGGCGCAAACGCTGGCAAGCAGTGTGAGTCTTACAGCGGATGAGAATTTAATTCGTAAGGGTTACAATCTTTTGCCCAAGGGGCGATTTAACCAGTTACAGTTCAAGGTACAGGCCGATTCGGGGCGTCTGGCTTTGCACTCAATATCAGCATCGGCATTCGGGCAACCGATCAGACCGGAGCGTTAGGTCAATGGATGGGAGCAGCAAAGGATTTAGAGAAAGTGATCTCTTGGATTTTATCCGAGGGAATGACAAGCGGGGCATTTGTTTCGGACGATGGCCGGACAACATCCTGGAGTCTTACCTACGGTACACCTCTACAATTGGAAGTCTCTACCTCGTCAAAAAAGGTGGTAAGCTGGTCGCTCTCGGAATTGCGAGGCGAATCAATGAAGACGATTTGGATAGGCATTGGATACCCCAAGACGAAAAGGGCGACACTCTCGACATCTCGGACGTTATATGTTCGGAGAGGAAGGCAGTGGAAACTCTTGTCGATGAATTTACATCGCGGCATCCCGCTTGGCGCGAGTGCAAGTTGTGGGTCACGCGCCACGGGAAAAGAAAACAATTAAAACCAGAAATGATTGAAAGACTAGCAGCGTGAATGTTTCCGGAGAGGTGATTGTAGGGCAGGGGTTCCCCGAAAAGGTTCCCACGGCAAACATTCAGCTTAATACGCCCATAGATGTTGGGTGTTACTTGGGCGAGGCGATGTCTGGCGATGAATCTCTGGGGAACGCTGCGGTGTGGGTGATGCCAAATGATCCGATGATTGCCGAGACTTATATTTCGGAATTTGATGGAGATTTGTACGGAACCTTTTTGACCGTAAAGGGAATGAAAAAACTAAACAGGGAAAACTTGAAAGCACTCTACGACAAGGCACTGGTATGAAAGAATTGTTCAAAAAATGTATGGAAGAGGCGCAGCGGCGCACAGAATATTGGGGCAACCGCTTCTGGGCTGCGCGCGGCGCATTGAACAAGGGAACGCCCCCGCCACCGCCCCCGCCCCCCACGCCCACTCAAATAGCTGCGGGAAATGCCGAGACTGCGGAACACGTAACCAGACTCCAACGCGCGATGCAATTCGGGGAGCCGATGCTGCGGAAGGGGTTTAAGGAAGAGGGTGGAAAATACTATGATGTAGCCGGTGGCGAGGTGCTGCCGAGTGAAGCCATTGAAGTGGATTTCACTAATTATGGCGACACTGATTTGGCGAGAAAAGAGTGGGAGTTCCAAAAGGAAATGTCACCGCTCCAAGCTGAATTTATGCTTGAGCAAGCCCGCGAGTTCGGGCCGCAGTTTACAGAGGAGTCGCGCAAACTTGTCGAGGCATCTGA